TTCTGACGAGTCTGTTGACCCAACAACTTCCACCACTCAAGTTTCATTCAGTTCAAATCCTGCGCAAGTTTGTAGGACTGTCGAAGTCGCATGATGTAGGAGAGATCGTTTTCTTCCTTGCCACTGCCCACAATGATAACACGCATGTGAGGAACTTGGATTGTGAAACCATTCTGCGGAGAGAGTCCGTATGTTTGCACCTTGACGATCCGGGTGACGTACAACCGGTCTGATGCGGTTGGTGTCATCGATCCAAACTCTTCAGTTGAATACACGACGCCTGCTTGTTGTGGCAAGGAAGAATTGTTCGAAATTATCTGAACACGACCGTAAAGGACATTTTCAAATCCAATTGTTTCGTTTTGATTTGTCGTGCGTTTTGGTGCAAGACCAGGGCATGTGAATTGAGTGTCAAAGACTTGTGCTGGTGGTATAGTGTAATTTTGGTCTGCGATCCACTTGCTTACGTTAAATGGTGACTCTGTAATCAACACCCATTCAAACAAAGTTCCGTAAGGTGCTTCACCGGGATTCAGAACGCCGGGTGCTGAGTAGAAAGGTGAGTTCTGAATTGTAGCGGCTTGAGGAAAGAAGGTCTCTTCTTGGGTAGTAGTCATACCGCCAATGTCAATGACGTCTTGTGTGTACATGTGATTGTTACCTTCACGATCCCAAGGAGAGCCTTCAATGTACCATCCGTTGTTTGGAGGAGCAACTGTATAGGTTGCAGTACATCCTCGAAGGACAGTGTTGAACATGACTGTGCGACTCATTTCTTTCGCCCCTTCTTCTTCGATGCACTCTTCCAACCCTTAGCCGCTTTCTTGAAGCGTGCTTGATGAGTCATACGCGGATGAGCCTTCTTGAGTTTGGCAAGTTCCTTCTTCATGTATTTGTTATACGCAGATGGGGCTCGCTTGACAGTCTTAACAGCCTTCTTGACTGCTTTCTTTCCTGCTCGCTTTGCTGTGGATCGTGCTTCTTGTTTTGCACTCTCAACAAACAGCGCCTTGAGTTCGTCAAGGGTTCCTTCGACTTTGACCAGGTTAACCACCTCAGTTGTCGGCGGCTGTTGACTGGATTGCGATGGCCATGAAGTCCTTTGCACCGAGGGTGACAATAGAAGCTTCAACACGAACAGTAACGTTGACGGCCTTGTTGGCACCAAGGATGGTTGACAATGCGGTAATGTAGAGTTCATCGTTGACGACGTAACGTCCGTCATCGCTGCCCTTGCCAAAGTTGTCTGGGTAAAGATCGGTTTCCATGTTTAATCCACCGTCGCCCAAGTAATCGATGTGACCAGATGCACAAAGAGAACGGTCATTGGCAAACACTAAGCCGCCACGATTGAGGTCGGTAACTTGAACCATGATTGCACCATTGCTGCCACCAAGAGTGACTGGAATACGCTCTTCAGCAGTAGTGCCTTGGAAGATGAAGTCCACGGAATGAACTTGAAGTGCTTGACGATCGCCAACATCAACGTAACTACCAAGGTCAATACTTGCAAGTGTCTCAGTGTTAGCGGCGGTGATCGTCACTCGTTCGGTTAGGGTAAAGGTTGCAGTCTTCTTTGTTGCCATTCTTAATCATCTCTTTTAGGTGTCCGGGGGTTGTTTTTGTGCATGACGTACCAAACCGGTTCCCCCGGACAACACAAGTACCCCACATCCAGCACTTAATCTTCTCTACCGGTGGCACGCCATAAGATACTCACCCTCGCCACACCCACCCCTATGTATAGCCATAGGCTATAGGCATTCCGCACATGCGTATGTACTTATACTAGGGGTTCTTAGGAGTCTCATGGCTGACGAACCATTACAGACCGATGTTTATCTGACGAAAGAACAAATTGAGTGGGTCAAATTAGCGATCCATCGAGACATGATTTACCAGGACGAGACAGAACCAGTTGATTGGAAGTACAATGTAATGGAAAGATTGGATTATGCTCAGCGCAAATTTAAGTTCTGCAAAGAATGTTGGACGCATTGGGTCGCTCGATGGTCCGATGACACCCACACATGCCCACCAAAGGAGGAAGAGTGATGCCAAACCGTACCATTAGCCTCGATGAAGTAAGCGATGCGATCCGAAAGCAACTGGTCAAAGACGGTGAGAACTTTTCTCACTGGGTTAGAATGCAGCTGCGAAAACATCAGCCGGGTGAAAGTGAACCGAAAGTGAAGCCTGCACCTCCTCGCAACTACATGTGCAAGAATTGTTTTGGCAATCATTGGACTGCCGACTGTCCGACGCTGGAGGCTTCTGAATGAGACCGGGCACAATGCAGAACCTTCAATTGCTTTTGTCTGCAATTGGAAACGCCATTGATGAAGATCCAAACGTCGAGCACATTACGTTACCCGAGATATGGGAATGGTTGAACGACATCATCGGAGGTATGGATTGATGTGCGTGAGATGTGAAACCTGCAGTGAGACTTACTTCTGCAAACATAACCAACGCTTGAGCACTGGTGAAATCGTTCGTTGTGAATACAATTTCCTCTGGGTTCAGAGGTGTATGCTTTGCGTTCCTCTCAATGTCAACCCAAGTAAGGGATCAATGAGATAGCAACTTGAACAGTTTCGAACCCACCGACCAAACCGAGAGTGAGAAAGGACACAAGCACGTTAAGTCGGATGAGACTTTCGAGGTTGGATTCTTTCTCTGCTCGACGTTCTTCACGGGTCATCAACCACTGTGCGAATCGTTCGGTCTTGCTCGGTGATTTCATTTCTTCAATTGGTTTTTCTTCTGATGTCATAGTAACACTTCCTCGATTATGTCGAGTTTCTCCCCGTAACTTCTGCCTATGTTTGTCCACTTGCTTGTATTGAATGCAAGTCCGCCAAACCATAATGCGTCAACAACAGGAAGAGGTCCATCGATCCAAACGATGGGGTAGGTCCACACGTAAGTGCCAAACCCAATAGTAGCACCGGCAATAGCGCCAATGGCTTCGAAGTTTATGTCCGTCTTTGGATCGAGGGCTTTGGGAGTTGGTGCTTGAACAACCTCGGCAGTAGTGATTGGATTCTGACGAGTCTGTTGACCCAACAACTTCCACCACTCAAGTTTCATTCAGTTCAAATCCTGCGCAAGTTTGTAGGACTGTCGAAGTCGCATGATGTAGGAGAGATCGTTTTCTTCCTTGCCA